AGAAATACGATATAATTGTTTGTGATCCTGCATGGCAATTAAAAAAAATAAAAAGAAAGATTAGACCTAATCAGGATGAATTTGATTACCCCACAATGTCACTTGATGAAATTAGGGATCTACCAGTAAAAAATTTAGCAAAAGAAGAATGTTGGCTATTCTTATGGACTACACAAAAATATCTATTTGAGAGTAAGAATATTCTAGAGCATTGGGGTTTTAATTATCTTTGTATGGGAGTTTGGGAGAAAACTTATGGTATTTCAGCAGGTATGCCTTTATTTGGTTATTTATGGAACGCAGAATTTATCTGTATTGGATATAATAAAAAACCAGACCTTTATAGAAAAGGTAAAAAACTAATTCCATTAGTATTTCAAGCTGAAAACATCAAACATAGCAAAAAGCCTGATAAGTTTTATTCTATGATAGAAAATCTTGGTGATGATAGAATTGATTTGTTTGCAAGAAATCAAAGGCAAGGGTGGGATGTTTGGGGTAATGAGGTGTAATGCCTTTATCTAAACCTCAAAAACAAATCCTAGAATGTGACAAGAGATTTAGAGTATTAATTACTGGAAGAAGATTTGGTAAGACCTTTTTATGCGTTCAAGAAATAGCTAAGTTCGCAAGATATCCTAAAAAGAAAGTTTGGTATGTAGCACCTACTTATCGTATGGCTAAAGACATTGTTTGGAATGATCTAGTAGATAGAATGGTCAAACACAAATGGGTAAGCAAGATTAATCATAGTGATTTAAAAGTAATTCTAAGAAACGGCAGTGAGATATCCCTGAGAGGTGCAGATAACGAGAATAGTCTGAGAGGTGTTGGGTTAGACTTTCTTGTCATGGATGAATTTGCGGATATTAAAGAACACGCCTATACAGAAGTATTGCGACCAACCTTATCTGATAAGGGAAGAATGGGTGCGGCTCTATTCTGTGGAACTCCTAGAGGATATGGCAACTGGTCTTACAATTTATTTAGTAGAGAGAAAGATGACGACCAATGGGCATCATTCCAGTTTACAACACTAGAAGGTGGACAGGTATCTAAACAAGAAATAGAACAAGCTAAATCTGATCTAGATGAACGAACATTTAAACAAGAATATGAAGCATCATTTGTTAATTATGCAGGACAGATTTATTACAACTTTGATAGGAAAGAAAATGTCATGGATAAATACACTCCTCAAACGGCAGAAGTTCACATAGGTATGGACTTTAATATTGATCCTATGAGTGCCGTAATCTCAGAATTAAAAGGAAATGGTATATATATTTATGATGAAATTGTGATCTATTCCTCCAATACTGATGAGATGGTTGAGGAAATCAAGAATAGGTTTAAGGATAAACATATCTATATTTATCCTGATCCTGCTTCAAAGCAAAGAAAGACATCAGCAGGTGGTGTCACAGATTTAGCGATACTAAAAAATGCAGGATTTAATTTAAGAGTAAGAAATAATCACCCACTCATTAGAGATAGGATTAATTCAGTAAATACTAAATTGAAGAACGCTAATGGCACTAGAACTTTATTTATTGCAAATAAATGCAAAACTATGCTAAAAAGCATTGAAAGACAAATTTATAAGGAAGGCACAACTGTACCTGATAAGGACAATAATTACGATCACATGAATGATGCATTAGGATATTTAGTGGAATATTTATACCCAGTAAGACGAGATTTTACACCTAGTAAACCCAAGAGGTGGAGTTAATGGCAATATATAGTAGAGATTTTTTAACATTAAGACACAAACATTACGAAGAAAAATTCAAGGATTGGCATTTTCATTTAATGTCATATTTGGGCGGACAAGACTATCAAGATGGCTATCAGTTAAATAGATACATCCTAGAAACTGATGAGGAGTATATCAAAAGAGCAGAAAATACTCCGATTGATAATCACTGCAAGAATGTAGTACAGATTTATTCCTCATTTTTATTTAGAGTTGCACCTACAAGAGATTATGGATCATTAGCAGGTGATCCGCAGCTAGACAGTTTTATTAATGATGCAGATTTAGATGGTAGATCATTTGACAATGTAATCAGAGAGATGCAAGTAAACGCATCTATCTATGGTACTTGTTGGGGTATTATAGATAAACCTGCCGTACAAACTCAAACTAGAGCAGAGGAGATACAATTAGACATTAGACCATACATGAGTATCTACACCCCTGAGAACGTCTTAAACTGGAATTATGAGCGTAGTATGAACGGAAAGTATGTTCTTACAGAGTTAACATTATTAGAAGATTTATTTGATGATGTAGCAACTATTAGAGTTTGGAACATGGAAGATATTTCTACTTACAAGGTAAAAGATTTTAACAAAGGGTATGCAACTGCAAAACCTATACTCATAGATGAAATGCCTAATCAATTAGGTAAAATTCCTGCAGTAGTTTTATATAACCAGAAATCTCAGCGTAGAGGTGTTGGTATATCTGATTTGAATGATGTGGCAGAACTACAGAAAGCTATTTATAATGACTATTCAGAGATAGAGCAGTTAATTAGATTGTCTAATCACCCTAGCCTTGTAAAGACACCTAATGTAGAAGCTAGTGCAGGTGCAGGATCTATTATTGAAATGCCTGAAGATTTAGATGCAAGTTTAAAACCCTATTTAATTCAACCTAGTTCCCAGTCATTAGATGGCATTATGAGCAATATCAATATGAAGGTAGAAGCTATTAACAGAATTACCCATATGGGAGCAGTAAGAGCCACTCAGGATAGAGTACAATCTGGTATAGCCTTACAAACAGAGTTCCAATTACTAAATGCTAGATTATCTGAGAAAGCTGATTATCTACAAAATGCTGAAGAACAAATATGGAAACTATTTGCTGAATGGCAAAATACTACATTTGATGGTGAAATTATTTATCCAGATAGTTTCAACCTGAGAGATTATGCATCTGATCTACAGTTCCTACAAGCAGCTAAAGCTAGTGGTGTTCCTTCAGATAGCTTTGCTAAAGAAGTAGATAAACAAATTGCTAGAGCCGTAGTAGATGATGATGAAAAGATTAGCACTATTGATGATGAGATAGATGCCAAAGCTGCACCTATCGGTCAATTCTCTACACCAACTATTGAGGGTGAAGAAATTGAAGAAGCGTAAAGTTCCCAAAGATAAAAAATCTAAAGTACCTAAGAAGTATTTATCAGGACTTAAAGGTGCTAAGAGATCCAGACGAGCATCTTTAATCAAGAGAGTTGCAGCACTGTATAAAGCAGGGAAAAGAATCCCTATGTCATTACTCAGATCAAGGACTAAGGCATAATGGCAGTTAGAAGAAAAGCATTATCAGCTACAGTCAAAGCCACCTTACAAAGAAAAGCAAAGGCATCTAAGAAATATACTTATGGAACACTAGCTAAAGTTTATCGTAGAGGACAAGGTGCGTTTTTATCAGCAGGTAGTCGCAGAGTTCCTATGGCGGCTTGGTCTATGGGCAGAGTTAATTCATTCCTTAGAGGTAGTCGGAAACACGACTTAGACTTACGCAAAAAGAAAAAGTAAAAGGTAGAACAGTATCTACTACTGATTTCTATAACTGGACGCATCAGCAACATGGTGAAAAAAAATGCTTTTGCGGTAAGTTCGCAAGTATCGGTTTTAATTACAGATATGGTATGTTAGAACTACTATGTTTTAAACATTATGAAGAAAGGATGAGCCAATGCCATACGGAAAAGGTACATACGGATCAAAAGTCGGTAGACCAAAAAAATCAACTAAGTCTAATATGAAGAAGAAAAAGAAAAAGAAATAATGGCTATTTATAGAGGTCGTCAAGTCAAGCTAAACAAACCATTTAGGACACCTAGTTCTAGAAAGAAGTTTGGTGTTTATGTGAAGAATAAAGCAACTGGAAATGTGAAAGTAGTAAGATTTGGCGATCCTAAACTATCTATAAAGAAGAATATCCCTGCTAGACAGAGAAGTTTCATGGCTAGATTTAGACCAATATTAGCCAAAGTAAAAGGTCAAAAAAACCTATCACCTGCCTATTGGGCAGTACAATCATGGAAAAAAGGTTTTAAAATATAGCTTATTTAGCACTTGCAATTTAGTTATAAATTCTTTATAACTGTATTTATGAATACAGGAGAAACTAAAATGTACACAGATCAGCAAATACAACAAATCTATGTTGAAGATCGTATGAAAACAAAAAGAGCATTTGAAAAAACTTTTGCAGAAAAGTTTAAAGAACAGGTGAGTTCTAAATATCGTAGAGAAGTTAATAGATTTGCAACTCAT